TAGTCCGTCCTTCGAAAGACAAATTGATATCCAGGCAGTCGCGTCAACGACTACCAACTGAACCCCACCCGGCCAGGTGGGGTTTTTGTTGCCCAGCGAAAAGTCAGCCGGGCCGCAAAACTGGGGATGGAATCAGGTCGCTCATGCGGCTACTCCAAGGCCAAGGTCATTTGCAGAAGCGACCGAACGCGCTCGACAGCGCCAAGCAGCCGAGGCTTTTCATGCTTCCAGAGGGAAAGGCCGGTACCGTGAGCGCTGGCTAACGCGGCGCCCTGGTCATAGGCCAAGCAGACCCGATTGAATTGCGCCAGCGCCGACTCCTCGCCGCGCAGCAGCGCATCTATCTGGAGGTCGCACCAGACAGCGAAGTCATCATCGAGCCAGCGGGCAAACGCGACGGCGAGCTTCGGATGGAGCCAGGTCGCGGCACCGCGCCCGCGTACTGTCTCAACGAGTTTGAAGTCCGATTTTCGGACTTCATTGCAGAGATGCCTTTCGAGGGCGGCCATGTAGCTCTTCGTGCTCGGCAGCTCCAACCACTTGATGGGTCTTTTGCCGAAGCGCCTCGCCACCTCAGTGGCATTGATCCAGCCAGCGCTATTGAAGCTCACAAGCTCGCCGCGGTAGCGGAACGGAATGACGTTGTTCACGGCGCCACCTCGGCACTGGATGTCTGAACAGCGGTATCAGCGCACTGCCGGATGTGGGAATCGGACGGCAGAATGGGTTCAAGGTCGGCGGAGCTTGTGGGCTGCTGGGTTGGGGCCGCATCGATTGAGGCGCGCAAGATTTTTTCGGCGAAGCCGACTAAGTCAGGCCGCAGACCAGCAATAGTGATTTGGCCGCCAGATGCGTCTTGAAGCCGTTCAGCGAGGGATGGGGAGGCTTTGCGGTGACCTCCGGCTAGTTGCCAAAGGTGCGCCACAGAAGTTTTAGCCTCTCTCGCTACGCGCTCGCGCTCTTCTGCAGACGTGGCAGCAAGCCATCCGCGCAGATGATCAGACATGAGTGGTTCTCCTCATTACGTCAGGAGAATTTAGCTCATGGCTAATATTTGCTCAAGAGGATATTTAGCTATGAGTACATTTAGCCACTTGCTAAATGATGGCATCGTGCATGCCATGGATATCTATCAGATCAGAAAGCAAAATCTCATTCAGCTCATTGGCGGTCAGCGTAAGAGTGCTTGTGCCGAACGCTGGGAGATGAGCCCGGCCCACCTCAGCCAGATTCTTTCAGATAAGACGAGGAAAAACCTAGGTGACGACGTTGCGCGCCGCATTGAACAGCTAGAGGGCTTGCCGCGCGGATGGCTCGACCTAGCTCACAAGCGCGCTCAGCAACTACTTCTCATAGACTCAACCAAGGAAGCGGAGTATGCCGGCCCTATCTCCGTTTGGGACAATGAGACTCCTCTGGACGAGGATGAGGTGGAGCTACCGTACTACGACCAGGTGGAGCTGGCCGCGGGCGACGGCCGGATAGCTGTACAGGAAATACCTGGGCGCAAGCTCCGTTTCTCGCTCCCCGCGCTCCGCGAGGCCGGCGTCAATCCGAAAAAGGCGATCTGCGCAAAGATCAGGGGCAACAGCATGGAGCCACTGATCATGGACCGCTCGACCATCGGCATCGATCAATCAGCCACGGACGTTATCGACGGTGAGATTTACGCCCTGGAGCACGAAGGCATGCTGCGGGTGAAGTACCTGTATCGGTTGCCGGGCGGTGGCCTGCGCCTGCGCAGCTTCAACCGAGCCGAGCATGACGACGAGGAGTACTCGCCGAAGGAGATGCAGTCCCAAGGCATTAGCATCATCGGCTGGGTGTTTTGGTGGTCGACGCTGCGCTCGCGTGGAGCTTTCAAGCGGTAACCGGGTTATCTGGAGGGGTGGGGATCTGTAGCTATGGGCGGATCATGGGGGAATGAGCCAGCTATGGGAGCCAAGGGCTTGGTGCGATAGAATCAGCACATGGACAGAAACAGCCTTGACCAAGCAGCCCCTGGAAAGGTGCTCAGGTTACACATGGAAGGAATTGACGACCTAAGCGGGGACGTCCGCCTTGGCTCGTTCATCGAAAAGCTTGCATGCTTGAAGGCTGCGCTTAGCGAAACCGAGCACCTGCTAGCTCACGGTAAGCGAAGCAAGCTTGATTTTGTTGTGAGCGAACTCAGCCATAACAGCCCTGCCATGATAGGCCTGCGCGGGGTTGGCGAAGTAGATAGCGCCATAAACGCAGAGAGCGTCATTGATGAGCTAACACGCTTCATTGACGGAGTCAGGTCTGGAACAGAAATAGTAACTTCTGAAAAGGCCAAGCTAATTGCACACTTGAAGAAGCTTGCAAGCGGTATCGGTGAGCGCTTCACAAGGATATGGCTTGATGGCATCGGCATTAAGACTATACATCTGGATGCGAACACCGCCCAAGCATTCGAAGATGCCATGCCAAATACCAGGCGCGAGACTGGAAGCCTAAAAGGCATAGTAAAACAATATTCCGCCATAAATAATAGATACTACTTCAAGATAGTCCCGCCTATTGGCGGTATCGAAATTAAGTGCATATTTACGCAAGAGCTTCTAGAAAAAGCGGCAGCAGCAGTTGAGCATAATGCTACCGTTGAAGGCGAGCTTAAGTATTATAACGACGACTTCTGGCCTTTTGAAATAAAAGTCAAGGACATCAAGATCCATCCAAAAGACTGCGACCTGCCATCGCTCGCGGAAATGAAGGGATCCGCGCCTGATGCTACAGGTGATCAGAGCGCCGAAGACTATGTAAGGGAGCTGCGTAGTGGCTGGTAAGCAGTCGATCGTGTACTGGGATTCATCGGCGTTTTTAGCACTTCTGAAGTCTGAAAATCATGGACCAGGAGTACTTGACGCTCTGGTTTCTCAAGCTGGCGCATTTGACAGAGCTGAAATTACGCTTGTCACTTCGACAATCGGCATTATGGAGGTCTTGTCGGCAGAAATATCAGACGCCGTCAGAGATCGCTTTGAGAGCATGATCAAGCGTAGCAACTTCCAGCTCGTTAACGCGAATGAGGGAGTTGCAAGGAGCGCAGCAATCCTGCGCAAGCATTGCTACACCAATGGAAAGTCACGCGGCCTAGAAAAATATATTATCAGTCCTGCTGACGCTATCCATGTCACATCTGCAATGGTTGTAAAGTCAGATATTTTAATTACTCTTGACTCTAGGAATAAAGCGAGGAAGCAAGAACTTGCAATGACAGCTGTTAGTGATTTTTATCCAATAGCCGGTCTGCATTCTGTGCGAATCGAACGCCCATCCACTGGGCTCCCAGGGGTTTCAATGTTTTGACTTAGCCTCGCACCTGCGGGGCTTTACGGCTCCGAAGCCTTTGACAGATTCCCTCCGCCGCCCTGGCAAGGCAGCAGTCCGGCACGGGGCGCACCTCGATTCCAGTGCGGCCTTTTCACATCATCCGCACATTTGATACATTCAGGCGTCCTTGAAGGCACAACACCGAAACGACCAGGCCGCGCCGGAACCTTCCCCGGCGCGGCCTTTTCGTTCCTGCCCTTCCCTCCCGGCTCCGCACTGAGCTGACGACCGCCCTACCCCGGCGCTGAACTCGATACAGCGCCGCCTTTCCTCGCCTAATGCGTGAACCCAAGCCCGCCTGGAGCGGGTTTTTATCGAATAGCGAAAATAATTTAGCTACAAGCTATTGACCGAATGATTAGCCCGAAGCTAAATTAAACCAAGGCTAAATATTGGGTACTGCTCATGACCACCACCGCCACCATCACCGCACACGGCTTCACCGGCTTCCTCGGCAAGGGCCTGTCCTTGCGTGAGCTTCAGTGCGTCCTGGGCATCGCTGCGGGTCGTACCAGCAAGGAGTTGGCCCGCGACCTGGGCATGCAGCCGGGCACGGTGGGTAAGCGCGTCTTGGCGGCGACCACCAAACTCGGGGTAACCCGACGTGCCGCCCTGGTAGCTGAAGCCATGCGCCGCGGGCTTATCTCGCCCGCCGTGATCGCCCTTGCCTTCCTCGTCGCCGGTCAGCCACTGCTCAACGATGACCACATGATGCGCAGCCGCCGTGGCGGCGAAAGGAAGATCGAAACTCGCCTGACTGCTCGCCGCGATGACGTGGCCTGGGTGGCGTGATCATGGCCTGGGACAGAAACGATCCTCTCAACATCCTGGCGCTACAGCTCGACGGTGAACTGCGCGCCGCAGCCGACTTCTGCTATGGCTACAACGGGCCGGCACAGCGCGCTTTCGCCCGGCACATCCAGGGCCTGGGAAAGTCGGTCGACGAGCTTACCGTGGCAGACCTGAAGGCAGCGGCCGCGTTTGCTGAAGCAGAACTGAACGACCTGCAACAGAGAGGACTGATCTGACGCGGCAGACCGAACGCGCCGAAGCAGCCCCGCAGTAACCAACCGATTTTGGCAAAGCCACAAATGCCGGCGGGCCCTTGCTCGCCCTGGAGAAACTATGAAACGAGCAACCGTTGTAACCGAACTGCCGGCCAGCACCAGCCGGGACATGGACAAGTTCGTTGTCCGACTGCCGGACGGCCTGAGGGCCGAGGTGGAAGCCGAAGCCAAGCGCGATGAGCGCAGCATGAACAGCGTGGTCATCATCGCCCTGCGCGAGTACCTGCACGGTCAGCGCCGGAAGCAAGCGCTCCTCGATACTCTGACCGCTGCCACCGGAGGGCGCTGACCATGAAGCAAGCACTCATCGGCACCGCGATCAGCCTGCTGCTCAGCGCGTGCCTGTACTTCGGTCAGGGGTCGCTTCACCAGTTCGCCTTCTATGTGGCGGCGGCCACGAACGTTCTCTGCTGGCTGCTGATATTCGCCGGCGGCATCAAGGGGCAAGGAGCCACAAACCTGCTCGCCCGTCCTTGGCTCTCCATCCCTATCGGCGCTCTGCACGTGGCGGCCCTGGCCGTCACAGATCACCCTGCACTCGCGGCTTCGAGCCTGCTGGTGAAAATGGCTTGCTACGCCCTCGCCTACCAGGCGGTGCGCAGCGCCTAGCAAGGGGGTGACCTATGACCCATGCCCTGTTTAAACAGATCGACCTGACCGCCAAGCTTGGCCAGGACGGTAGCTCGCTCCAAGCCATGAACGCGCTGCGCGTAATCCGGGAAACGGTAGCGAAACACCTGGCCGGCGCCGAGGGTGCAGGAGATATTCCGCTCGAGCGAGCCCTCCTGGCGCTCCGCACCATCGCCGAGTTCCCCTGCTCCGAGCAGGACGACCTCCCGGCGGCGAACATGCGACAGATCGCGCTGGCGGCGTTGAGTGGCGCTGGAGCGAGTTCAGAGCCGGGCAACCCTGGCCGCGAACCTGTTTCCGGACCGGGTAATGCCGGCGGGCGCACCTCACCCAGCACTACGCAGGGATCGGGTGACAGCTCCCTTGCCGAGAGCCTCAATACGTTGGAGCGCTGGCTTGATCGCGTGGCAATCGAGGACGGCTACGTCGGCGTGCCAGTGATTGAAGCCGTCGAGGTAGCGGTCAATGAGCTGAGGCGCCTGCGCCAGTTCGAGCGCATCTGCGAAGGGCTGCCGCAAGACGCCATCGATGGTGGCTGGACCGTGCAAGGCATTCGCGGCTATGCCAAGCGCTTGGAGGATCAACTGAAGGCCGCCCAGGCCGAAGTCGGAGCACTCCGGGCAGAGCTTCAATCTCAGCGAGAGCGCAACACCGAGCTGATCTTCAAGCTCGGTAGCGCAACGAACGGCTGGGGGCGCTGCGAAAAAGAGCGAGACGCCGCCCTGGCCAGGGTCGCTGAATTCGAAGCCCAGGCTCAGCACAGCGTGCCGGACGGGTGGAAGCTGGTTCCGGTAGAGCCGACCCCGGAAATGCTGGATGCACGCCGCGACTGCGAGGATGGAATGGACGGGTATCTCGTTGAGGATACCGAGTACTACTTCCCGGATCGGGGTGCGGTTCGCGCCTTCCTGGCGCGTGTGTATCAGGGCCTCATTGCCGCTGCGCCAGCGCCTGGAGGTGAGCGATGACCATGCGCAAGGCACTGACCGCTATCGCACTCGTCGCGCTGCTTGGCCTGGCCACTGTTGCCGCCGGTGCAGCGCTCCAGCCGTTCAAGAATCTGTTCATCTGGGAGGTATGTCAGTGATGAGAGGCTCCGATATTCCGCCACCACCAGGGTATCGCCCCACCCCGCT